ATACAGGTTATGTATTCAGATGGATTGTTGGGAAATCGAGGCATCTACGATGCACTAACCCCAATTACGACTGCAATATTTAATTATATTAAATCACCAGAATCGCCAACAATAAAAGCCAACGACATTTTCCCTTGGATAAATGAATACGGTATTGACCCAAGCCTAGATGTATCCGCAGAAGAACAAGCTAGTAATAGCTTGCTCACCTATGTAACACAAGCTAAAAACTTCAAGATGAATAGGTTTAAAAATGCTAACCTCTAGCGTACAGGGGTTTGATGACCTATTTAAAATTATGGATGAACTCGCCCTAGAAATAGGACAGGCGAAAACAGACCGTATTTGGAAAAAGGCTTTAGGCTACGCTATGTCACCAGTATTGGCTCAAGTAAAAGCATCCGCACCTAGAAACTCAGGACAGCTTGCCGAACATATCTATATGAAAACTCAACGACCAACATCGAGAGATAAAGCATCATCCTCATATAGGGGTGAAGTATTTATGTGCCGAGTTACTTCGGGTCCAAAGCGTGTGCAAGATATAGAGAGTACATCAATCGGCAAGGGTGGCAAGGAAAGGGTATACAGGAAGATTAAGCCAGTTGGGTTGGCTATGGAGTTTGGTACAGCTGAAATAGCTGCAAGACCGTTTATACGACCAGCGTTAGCCAGTAATGTTACTACTGTTGTAGATAGGCTAGGTCAAATGGTTTGGGCTGAAGTAAATTGGGGTAAATACGCTAAAGGCAATAAGGGGTAATTATGGCAGTCATTGGTTCACTAACAGTCAAACTTGGTCTAGTCACAGTAGAGTGGGACCAAGCTACCGCTAAAGCAAAGCAAGATGCAAAACAACTTCAGAAATCATTTGATGAATTAACTGGTGGTCTAAAAGGTCTAGCTTCCAGCTTTGCTGCGGTTGGTGGTGCAATGGGTATTGGTGCGCTAGGATTCGCTGCGCTGATGCACAAGACACTTGAATTTTCTAATCACATAAAAGATTTAGCAGATGGATTCGAAATAACTGTAGGACAAATATTACAATTTGACAATGCGTTAAAGACATCTGGTGCTAATGCAGATAATGCAGGAAAAATGCTTGGCAAGCTATTTGGCAAGATTAGCGATGCTAAAAATGGTAACGAGTCAACTATTGCTCAATTTGAAAAACTCGGCATATCCTTTAGAGAACTATCAACCCTAAAACCAGATGAGGCTATTAAGCGTGTATTTGATGGTCTAGCTAATAGCGGTCTTAATGCTTTTGATAAAGCTAAGATGGTTAAGGAGATGCTTGGCAAAGGCGGTATTGGAGTATCTCTTGACGAAGTAAATGAGAAGCTGCAAAAGTCAACTGCTGAGTATGATGCTCACGCTAAAGCTATTGCAAAGATGGGCGAGGTTAGCGACCATTTAAAAACTACACTTACTAATTTAACACTTGCATTTACAGACATGATTGCCCCATTTTCAGGCGATGGTGTTGTGTCAGTTAAAACATTTCATAACATATTAGTTGCGTTAGGTGCTGCTGCTACGGTTGCAGGAGTAATTAGAATAGCTACCGCTATTGGCACTTTAACTACCGCCATAAGACTTCTTGGTACTACTTCTGCTGTAACGCTGGCAATTACTCAGCCAATTTTGGCTGCTATTGTCGCTGCTGCTGCTTTGATTGCATATACTGTATCTGACACTATAGAAACAGAGAAAGCACAACTAGCTATATTAGAAACTTATAGACAATCTGTACTAGATAAAGGCAAGCCAGCAGAGGAAGACCCAGCAGCAAAGGCAGCAGCAGAGGCAGCAGCAGCAGCAAAGCGCAGAGAGTTAAATGCTGGTCTTTCAAAGATTCTGCTTGCTAGAGAATTATTTGATATTGAAGGTAAGATTGGTCAATTAAAAGTTGATGCTTTAAGGGGCGATGAATACGGCATTAAATTGCAAGAAATACAATTAACAAAAAATGCTGAACTTGCAAAAAGCAAAGCCCAACTGAAGCAAGATTTAAACAAAGAATACGTTAGTACAGATGAAGGCAATTTATTTGCAGCACAAAAAGAAGCTAGGGATAACTCAGCTAGGCAAAAGGCAGACCAAGCTACCAATCTTCTTAAAGAGCAGTACAAGATTGAAGGTCAATTAATAACTTTAAAATTAGCAGCTACGGATACGCTTATTGCTTATGATAAGGAATCCGCAGCATTAAAAATGAGTAGCTTATCAATAGAAAAATACTCTGTTGATATATTAAATGTTGAATTAACTAGGCGTAAGGCGCTTGCTGATATAGAAAGCAGGATGCAGCAAGATTTGCTTAAAGCTAATACTAATCTTCAACAAAAACAACATATAACTAATGAAGCTAATAAGCAAAGCGCACTAGCCAATCAAAAGGCGAAAGAAGATGCGGCATACATAGCTGCTACACGCGACAGAGAGTTAGAGTCTATTGCTCGCAAAGGCAATGCTGATAAGTTAAATATTGATTTTGATAAGCAAAGGATGGCACTAGGTACTGAATCTTTTAACATGAGGCAGAATGACTTTAGAATGAGTCAGGAAGTTCTTGAAACCAACAAGCGTTTGCTTGATATAGATTTACAGATTGCCAGCGCACAAGCATCAATGGGTAGCGGTGCTACATTTGAAGCTGAAAAAGCAAGGCTTGAAAAGCTAAAAGATTTAGAACAGGAACTCAGTAATGTACGCAAAGGTGCAATTGCAATAGATGAGCAGCGCAGAACATCCTTTACACTTGGATGGGAAAACGCCATGAAGAAATTTGTGGAAAACTCTGAAGGGCTGGGACAGGTTGGCTCGGATGCGTTTAACTCTCTAGTGAACAACATGGGTAATGCTATAGATAACTTTGTCAAAACTGGTAAGGCTAGTTTCAAAGACTTTGCTAAGTCAATGATACAAGACATCATAGCTATGATTTTAAAATTCCAAGCTATGCAGTTAGTTATGATGGGGTTAAGGGCAATGGGATTCAATATGCCACTTGGCGGTGCTTCGTTGCCAGCTAAAGCTACTGGTGGAGATATAGATAGCCCAACCATTGTAGGTGAGAATGGACCCGAAATATTTATACCATCTCGCAGAGGAACGGTTATACCTAACATACAAGCTACACAGTCAATGGGTAATCAGCCTTCAATAGTCTACAATGGACCTTATATAGCAAGTATGTCCGCTATTGATACGCAGTCTGCAACTCAATTCCTTGTTCAGAATAAAGCTGCAATATGGGCTGCTAACCAATCTGCAAGTAGGTCAATACCAACATCAAGGAATTAGAAATGTCATTAACGCAAATTCTAAATATTAGCGAATCTATTACAATTAATGACCATAGGTTTATTGGTCAAATGTTGAGTAGGAATCAGCGTATATCTACAAGTGAGATTCTAACAGTAGTTCCATTTGCTTTTGAAATGAAGCCAATGAACTATCTACTATATAGCCAGAATAGGGCTTTGCTGAATAGCCTAAGAATCCCTGACATGGCACTTGCTCAATACCTAAATTTTAGCGTAACAGGCTGGAGTAGCTATATTGCTTATCAAGGAAGTATGACAAGTGGAGAAATAGCAGCTTGCCAATGGCAGACTGCTTCTGCTGATAAATTGTTAGTGCTAGGCTCTTTGCCATCAATTGATGCTGGGTTGTATATTGTTAAGGCTGGTGACTTCTGTCAGGTAGGATTGTATTCATACATAGCGACTGAAGACGTTCTAAGGGGTGAAGAATCGACTGTAGACATTCCAGTACATAGAAACCTTATCGAAACTTTAGCAAGCCCTGTAAACGCTGTTATAGGTGAATATGGAACAACCATAGCTATGGGTGGAGATACTTATACTGGAGTTACATTTCAAGTAATTCTAAGGGCGTATCCAACTTACACGCTAATACCATTTGCAAGCGATTCATATATACAATGGTCAAGTAGCTTTATAGCCTTTGAGGATGTTCTATGAATCCAATAGTACCTATTGAGGATACTAATAATATCCGCATGGCTGACTTCGTTCGTATAACCACGAATGGAACAGTCTATCTATTTGCAACAACCCCAAGCGCATTAACCATTCCAGCAGTTGATGCAAACCCATTCACAGCATTGGGTGCATTAATGAAGATTGGTGATACCGCTAGGGATATTAAATCTACCGCTAATGAAACCACAGTAACTATAGTTGGTTTGGACACAGCGTATCTTGGGTGGGTTCTAGGTCAAGATATTAAAGGCTCTCAAATTGAGATGTGGCATGGCTTCTTTGATACAGAAGGCGCGTTAATTACTACTGGTGGTACTGGTGGTCTATATCAATTCTTCAATGGGTATATTAGTTCTTTTGCAATATCTGAACAATGGAATGAAGAAGTAAGAAGTTATATTGGAGTTATATCTGTAGCTGCATCCTCAATACAATTGATTCTGCAAAATAGAACTACTGGGAGATTCACCAATAATAATTCTTGGACTTTTTACAATCCAGCAGATACAAGCATGGATAGAGTTGCATTTATATCAACTATTAATTACGCATTTGGCAAAACATAATACATGAGAGAAGCTACAAGATACGATAAGCCACAGATTAAATCCATGATGCTTGATTTTTTGATGGAAAGCAAAATAGATGAATTTAAAAACTTTGGCAAAGATGAGTACGGAGATAAGCTATTAGATACAATTATGGCTGGTCTAGGTGTTATATATATTGAGGAAGGCAAGGGATTGATAATGGGTATGTTCACTCCTTCTGTTTGGTGTGATAAAACATTAACCCTGCATGAGTTAGCTTGGTATGTGAAACCAGAGTTTAGAGGCTCAACAGTTGGCTATAGACTATTAAAAACTTTCATCTCTTATGGCAATAAGATGAAGGAAAGCGGAAGAATAAAATACTTTGTAATGGGTAAGATGGAATCAAGCCCAGACATTAAATATGAAAAATTTGGATTTAAGAAAATTGATGAAAGCTGGATTCAATAATGCGTAAACCTTGGATATTTGGATTGTGTTTGCTGTTGATTCCTGCCTATGCTTTCGCAGTTGGAACAATGATTGTAATGGCTGTAATGGGCGTAACAACCTATGGTGCTATGACCGCTGGTATGATGGTAGCTGCATTTGCTATAAATATGGTCGTGT